TATGCCAATACCTCAAACGATACGAGTAAATCCACTTGATTTACAAAAGAATATTGCTATTGGGGTATCTTTGCCTTTTAGTGGTCCTGGAGTTTTTAATAGTACTTATTCTACTAAAGATCAAACAAAATCTAATCTAGTTAATTTATTACTAACTGATATAGGTGAAAGAGTAATGAATCCTAATTTTGGATGTTTTTTAAAAAAATATCTATTTGAAAACATAACAGAATCTAATATTAATTTAATTAAAGATAGTGTTTTAAATAGTGTTGCTCTTTATATACCTGAAATAACAGTTACTGAAATTATACTTACTCCAAATCCCGACTATAATTTAATCAGTATAACTGTAAATTATATCCTAAACATATCTAGAACCCCAGACCAAATAACAGTAGAATTCCAATAATAATGGCTAACGAAGATAAAAATATATCATATTTAAATAAAGATTTTACAAGTTTTAAAGCAGCTTTACAACAGTATGCTAAAACTTATTTTCCCACAACATATAATGACTTTTCGGAAGCTACTCCTGGGAATTTATTTATCGAAATGTCTTCATATGTTGGCGATGTAATGTCTTTTTATTTGGATACCCAAACACAGGAGAATTTTCTTCTGTATGCTAAAGAAAAAGAAAATTTATATGCTTTATCTTATGTAATGGGTTATCGTCCCAAGGCATCTTATGCCTCAAGTACTATAGTTGATATATATCAACTCGTACCGGGTGGAGATAATGGTGGAATTATTACTCCTAACTTTAACACATATGGATTAATTATACCTGAAAATACTACTTTAACTTCAACAACTACTGGAACTAAATTTATAACAACCCAACAAGTAGATTTTACTAATACAGGAAGTTTAAACATAACATATGCAGGTAATAATTATTTTCTTTTTAAAGCTTCTGTACCTGCTATATCTGCTGAGATAAAATCTACCACTATATCCCCAGATAATAATAAATTTGCAACAGTAAATATTATTGATACTAATATTTTGCAAATTTTAAATGTAACAGGGAGTGATGGTAATATATGGTATGAAGTACCATATCTAGCCCAATCATCTATTTTTGAAAAAATAGCTAATCCTTCTTTTTCTACAGATCAAATTCCTTATTTACTCCAACTTAAAAAAGTACCTAGACGTTTTACTTCTAGAATTCTTTCAGATAATACCTTACAAATAGAATTTGGAGCTGGTTTATCTCAAAATAAAACAGATAGCCAAATAATCCCCACCCCAGACAACATTCAATTAGGATTAGTACCTGGAATCTCATTATTAACTAATAATTATAATGAAGCCTCTGTATTATTTACTCAAGAATATGGATTGGTTCCTTCTGGTTCATTAACTGTAAAATATTTAGTTGGTGGAGGAATAGAATCAAATATACCTGTTAATGACTTAACTACCATAGATAAATCAGAAATATACTTTAAAAACGGTGATCCTGCAGATCCAGACTCTGATACTGTTTTAAATAGTGTAGTTTCTGATAACTCAATCCCTTCTTCCGGAGGAAGAAATGGAGATACAGTAGATGAAATTAGACAAAATTCTTTATACTCATATTCAACTCAATTAAGAGCTGTAACTAAAGATGATTATATAGTAAGAGCTTTATCTATGCCTGCTAATTATGGTACTATATCTAAAGCCTATATTTCTCAAGATTTATACCAAAACCCACAACAAACTGTAGCTTTTACTTAACAAAATAATCCTTTAACTTTAGATTTATATGTTTTATCCTATAATTCTGATAAGCAACTAATAACAGCTAATAATACTTTAAAACAAAATCTAGTAACCTATCTTAATCAGTATAGAATGGTTACAGATGCTATTAATATTAGAGATGCTTTTTATATCAATATAGGTATTAATTTTGATATTTCTATTCTAAGTGGATATTCAAATAAAGAGGTATTAACTAACTGTATATATGTTATTAAAACTCATTTTAATATTGATAATTGGCAAATAAATCAACCTATTATACTATCTGATATCCAGTCTAAACTTTTACAAGTAAAAGGTGTTCAAGCTGTAGTAAAATTAGAAGTAGTAAATAAACAAGATAATACAGGAACAACATATTCTCAATATGGATATGATATAGTAGGAGCAACTAAAAACGGAAATATATACCCATCCCTAGATCCAGCTGTATTTGAAGTTAGATACCCTGATGCTGATATACAAGGTAGAGTAGTAGTAATTTAAACCATAAAACAATAAAAATATGAACCTAGACAAATTAAAAGGACACATTCCCGATGCAGTAATTGCTCAATTACCAGACACAATTGCAAAGTTTGAATTAAATACCCCATTACGTTTAGCCCATTTCTTAGCACAAGCCGGTCATGAATCGGGTGGTTTTAAATTAGTAAATGAAAATTTAAACTATGGTGCTAAGGGTTTATTAGGTATTTTTAAAAAATACTTCCCAACTGCTGATAAAGCTGCTTTATACGAGCGTAAACCAGAAAAAATCGCTAATTTAGTTTATGGTGGTAGAATGGGTAACGGACCTGAAGCATCAGGTGAAGGCTATAAATTCCGTGGTCGTGGATATATTCAATTAACTGGTAAAGATAACTATAAAGCATTTGATGCTGTTGTTCCTGAAAATTTAATTGAATCTCCAGACTTAGTTGCTACTAAATACCCATTATTATCAGCTGCTTGGTTCTTCCACAAAAATGGTTTACATAAAATCGCTGACAAAGGTGCTACCGATGCTGTTGTAACTGAAGTTACAAAGCGCGTTAATGGTGGTACTATTGGTTTAGCTGATAGAATTAAACATTTTAAGGAATATCACGCATTGCTTGCATAAAACAGTTTGATAGTTACTATATTTATATGTAGTAACTACTAATTATGGCTGTTTATAAAATATTCCCTGAAAAGAGTGCTACTCTCTATTCTTATTATCCTACCCTTAATTCGGGACAGGATGAGATTTTAGAGATTAGCACTTTTTATTCAATAGGAGGCACTAATGAAACGTCACGTGCTCTTATTAAATTTCCTTCAACTCAAATATCCGATACTATTACTAATAAAATTGGTACTAGTTCATTTGATGCTTATTTAAAAGTATATCTAGCAAATGCTTCTGAAATACCTTTAAATTATACTTTATTTTCTCATCCTTTATCTAAAGATTGGAATGTAGGAACAGGACGTCTAGGAAATTCCCCTATCACTACAGATGGGGTAAGTTGGGAATATACCGTCCAATCAGGTAGCACAACCTGGATTGATGGTTCATTCACATCCGGAACTACAGGTTCATATTATGGAACAAATGATGGTGGCGGTACTTGGTGGACCAGCTCACTATACCAATCAACCCAATCTTTTACAAACGTATCAGATAAAGATATTGAATTAAAAGTTACAGAAACTGTAAAAGCATGGAATAGTAGTTCTATTAGTAATTATGGATTTATTTTAAAACATTCATCATCTTTAGAATTTACAGATGCTGATAAGTTTGAACTAAAATATTTTTCAGGAACTACACATACTATCTATCCTCCTGCTCTTGAATTTAGATGGAATGATTCAGTATATAATACCGGTTCTTTAACTGTTGTAACTTCAAGTCTATACGCAGTAACAATGTGGAATAATAAAGCCGAATTCCAACAAGATTCAATACAACGTTTCCGAGTAAATGTTAGAGATATTTACCCATCAGTAGCATTTAGAACATCAATTAGTTATGCTAATACCAAAGCATTACCTTCTACTTCATATTGGTCAATAAAAGATTTGGATACTGAAGAAATTGTCGTAGATTATGATACCTCATATACTAAAATAAGTTGCGATGCAAATGGTAACTATTTTGATGTTTATATGGATGGATTAGAACCTGAACGTTATTACAAAATACTTATTAAATCTGTATTAGCAAGTAAGGAAGTAGTAGTATCTGATAAAGATTATATTTTTAAAGTTATAAGATAATGTCTCAAATACCTGTACAAAAAACAGTATTTAATAAGGATACCTATGGTAGAGTAATTGATACTCAATTTAGTCAATTAATAACTTCTGAAGACGACGCTTTGTCTTTTACAGTAGATGATTTTTTTGAATTGTATGATCAATTGTTTTATCAAATACCTAGAGATGGAGAAACAAATTCTCATCAATTTATATTGCAAAGAGAAGCAGATTATTTAGGTATAAGTTTAAATCAAGATGATATACAAGCTTTATTAGATGAAATTACATCTTTAAGACAGCAAGTACTTGATGCTCAAACCACTATAAACGAATTGACCCAACAATAATGGCGGATAATATTAAAATAATAGGTGAAATTTTAACTACAGAACAAGTATCTCGTTATGATGATGCTGATCTTAAATTACTTTCACCATTTACATTAAAAGAAGATTTTGGATTACCAAATGACTATATTGAATACTTTGTATATGATATAAGTGGTAATCTTCTAAATATAAGTTATAACTATAAAGAATTTAAATTAGCCAGTGATTCTTACCTAAACCCAACTAATGGAGCTCTTCCTGTAATTGAGATTGATCCTATTAAAGATCTTCAAAATCTAGATTATACAACAGGAGAATTTAAAGTTCAATATAATTTTTTTAATAATAGAATTTCTAATTCATCTCAAGAAGGATTATTCTTAAAAGAAATATCACCAGATAGAACCGAATTAAGAATAGGCTCTACTATTTTAACTAACGAACAAATAGAAGAATCAGCTCTATCTCTTTTAAGTGAATATACTGGCTCAGCCTACTTTGTTGATTATCTACTTAATTTTGGAAATAATGAACAAGTAGTAGCAGTAAATGTAGCTCTAAATAAAAATGAGGCTGGCTATGAAATCCTATTCAAACTATATCAACCCCTCCCAGATAATATTTCTGAAAAAGATTCTTTATGGGTAGTTAAAGAAAAGGTAAATCCTTATATTTTTGATATTAACTTAGATAAGTTAGTAATTGTACAACCCGGACCTAAATTAAGAGGTCCTAACTTTGATATTGATATTCCTAATAAAAATAATATTGGAACTTCTTATCAAACATACGATGGTTTATTAAATACTTTTCAAAATACATCTTCATCATATCAACAACTTTTAAGTTTAATAACTTCCCAAAGTATTGATATTAATACTGATTATAGTAATTTTTCTAATTTTATTTTCTTTAGCTCAGCCGAAAAAAGAGTTTTAAATTTCTATAACAAAGTAAAAGAAATAGAAGATTATAGAACTACTATTTTTACTCTTAGTCCAATAACTTCTAGTTATCCGGACACTATAAAAGATGTCAATTTAGCTACATCTAGTATAAATAACACTATTAGTAATTTTGATGGATTTGAATATTATCTTTATTTTGAAAGTGGATCATCCTTAACATCATCCCTAGAATATGGAATAACTCCATACCCTAAATCAGGATCTTTAAAACCATTTTCTTTATTATCAACTGGGTCTTTATCATCTTCACTTTGGTTATCTCACTTAACAGCAAGTGCTGCTAATTATGATGATAATAATCAAAATAATCTAGTATTTACTGTTCCTGCTTTTATTAAAGATGATGAAAATAATCAACCATATATTAATTTTCTTAATATGGTTGGTCATTATTTTGACAACATTTGGATCTATTTAGATGCTATTACAGATATTAATTTAGCAAATAATAATCTAGAAAAAGGTGTTTCTAAAGATTTAGTATATACTGTATTACAATCATTAGGAACTAAACTATATAATAAATACGGAAATACACCTGATGATTTATTTTTAGTTGGACAAGATAGTGGTAGTGTTAATTTTGATGATAATTTTACCCCTACAGGTTCTTATTTAAATAATATACCTCGTAAAGATTTACTCGCAGAAACATATAAACGTATTTATCATAACTTACCTTTATTATTAAAAACTAAAGGCACAACTTATGGATTACAAACATTAATATCTACATTCGGTATCACCGGTAGTATATTAAATGTTAAAGAGTACGGTGGTGATTTAAAATCCCAAAAACTTGATGAATTTAATACGGATAAAATTAGAATAGTATCTTCTAGTTTAGTATCAGGAAGTGTATTGTCTCCTCATATAAGATTACTCCAATCTCCAACATCTTCTACAGAATTCAGATCAAATAATCTACATTATGTTGATGTGTCATTTTCCCCAGAAACCCAAATTGATACATACGCTTCAGCTTCAATAGCTATAGCTGAACCTAATTGGAGCTTAGACAATATTATTGGAGATCCGGGTTATTTATATAGTGGATCTTATAACGAATTAGATATAGATAGAAACACATACTATAATTTTAATCCATCATACATGGATTATGCTGGTTTTATCCGCTTAATTCAGTTTTTTGATAATTCATTATTTAAAATGTTAAAAGACTTTGTTCCGGCAAGAGCAAATCTTTCAACTGGTATTACTATTAGCTCTCCTATATTGGAAAGAAATAAATTTGTATATGCTAACCCATCTTCTACTTCTAAAATAGAAGTAAATGAAGGTACTATTGAAGGACCAACTATTGGAACCGAATATACAGACATATACCAACACTTAACAGGAAGTAGAGCAGCCTACTATACAGGTGAATTTGAAGGTGATGTTGTTGATTATAGTGATATTTTTGATGAGGTTAATTTTAATCCATATTTACTTCCTACATCTAGTATAGACCTAAATATATTTGCTCATTCAGATTTTAATGTATTATTTAATAATGTTTCTTCTAGTAGATTATCTATTAATCGTAAACAATTACAACCTATTTATACAATAAATAGTCCTCTTAGTCTAGCAGGATATTCATCTAGTTACTATGCTGAATTACAGGACTCATATGAATCTTTAAAATCTCATCAATTATCACGTTATGAAGGAACAAAAATATCTAGTTTAAAATATAATAATTATAGTAGTGCTTCTTCAACTTATGTCGGAGATATATCATTTGGTAAAGAATCTACCATAAATAAAAATACAAGAAAAATAGGCCTATTCACTGAAATAGTATCCTCATCATTCCTCCCCGGCCGTAATAGAGTATCGTTAAAATATCTTATTGATGATAAGGGTGGTTTAACTGAATTAAATCAACGTAATAAACATTGGGAAGATATTCAAAGAACATTTGTTGCTGGAGATTATTTAAATGTATCACAATTTGATAATCAAAAATTTGGTAACCAAAAAACTACAGATGGAGACAAATTAATTTTTGATAGTGGATATACTTATTATCCAATATTATATTTTGCTAGTTGCAGTGTTGATCCAAAAATATATTTTGAAAATCTAGGAGGAGCCAGTAGTTATAAGCTTGAAACACAAAATGGTCTTTTTCCTGCTAATATTAGTGGATCTTCTCCTATAAAATATCCACTAATTAGTGGAAATGTATATAATATCTTTGATAATGTAACTGAAGGGACTTCATATTACACAGCAGGAACTTCCACTAATTTTCCAACTTATTCAGTCCAAGAATCTGGTGATCACAGGGCAAGTGCTAACTTTAATCTATATTTGACTATGTCAAATGGAGGACAAGTTACTTGGAGTTTTGGATTTTATGATAAAAACAATAATATAATAGGAACAAAGCAAACAGAAGCCGTTAATTTAAGCCTAACCTTAAGTGGAACAGCAACCGATGCTTGGACATATGATAGTTGCCAAACCAATACTTCCATCACTATTAATGGAATATCAGTAGGCCAATCTCCCATTAATATTTCTGGGACAAATATAAATCAAGGAGACACAGTATACAAATATATATATCAGATCTATACCTCAATTAACACTTCCGGTGCTCCTGAAGGATGTATTTTGGGAGGTTATGAGGAAATTTTATATAGCAAAAACTCTACAGAAAATGCTTCTGCTGTTATTGCTTGCAACTGCCCTCCTCAGGAAATAGGAGATCCTACTAAATACTCAATATTTAAATTTGACAATCAATTATATAATATCCCTAATTTCTCCACAGATGTAAGTGGGCAAACTACAATTTTATTTAATAAAACTGTTAATCCTATATCTAATCTAAACGCAGGAGATAAAATAGTTCCAAAATTTATTTTAGAAAGTTCCTCTACTAATAACTTTACAGCTTCCCTATCAGAAGGAAATTTAATTATAAGCTCATTATCAGTTTCTACCGGATATGCATCAACAACCTGTCAATATTTCAATTCTTCATCAATATCTGCATCTGCTGCTGCTGGTAATAAAAATCTAGTTACTTTTAATTTAGGTATAAGCAATTTTCATGATAAAAACTACCAGTTTGTACCTAACCCATTAACCGGTTCTTTTAATAGTTTATATAATAACTATGGAGATGTTGACTATTCATTTTCAATTAAACCCTATGATATAGCAATTACCTACCTATCAGATAATACTTATGTTGAATCTAGAATATTAAGCTCATCATATTCATCTAGTTTTCTTAATATCTATTTAGATACACAAATGTCTAATCTCCAAATTTCAAACCTCCAATCAGGATCATACCAACGTTTTTTAATATTAAAACGTGTTGAAGATGAAACTAGTACTTACTTAATATTTAAAAAACGAGAAGGTGCAACATCTTATGGACTTACAATCCCTCAAAATATAGCGCCTGATGTTTTAAATAATATAGATGCTATTACTAGAGAAATACAGCAAAAAATATCAACAGATCAATCACAAGTAACCATAAATACTTTCTAAAAATAATATATTTATAATATATACAATAAACGAATATGGCAATTTTAAATCCTACAACAATTACTGTAGATGCAATACTAACTAAAAAAGGTCGCGAATTGTTAGCGCGTAATGATGGTTCATTTAAAATCACTCAATTTGCATTAGCTGATGATGAAATTGATTATACTTTGTATAATCCTACCCACCCATCTGGATCTGCATTTTATGGTGAAGCAATTGAAAACACACCAGTATTAGAAGCATTCCCTGATGATTCACAAATAATGCGTTACAAACTTGTAACTTTACCTCGTGGAACATCTAAACTTCCAGTAATTAACCTTGGATACAACAGCATTTCCCTTAAACAAGGTGCTTCATTAACAATTACTCCACAAACACTTAATTATTTAGGTGCTACAAGTACATTTGAAGCTAATGGATATGTTGCTACAATCTCTGATTCTCGCTTAGTATCTACATTTACTGGAACGGGAATCACAACAACAACACCAGTTCAAGGTTTAAATACAACCACAGGAACTGTATTATCAGTAACTCAAGTTGGTACTTCATTTACATTAACTGGTACTACAATTAATACTTTATTTGGAACTAGTTTGTCTACCTTAACAACTACCATTACCGTTATTGGTAGAGATAGTGGTGCTAGAATTACTATACCTTTGAATATTCAAAAAGTATCAACACTCTAATCTAATATAAACTATGTCATTTTCAAGATACAATACAGACGATCAAGTAATAAGCTCAGAAACAGTAGTACGTGGTTTATGGAGTGGAGATAGTTCCACTTTATCCTCAAACCAAATGTTTACATCTAGTAATTACACTGAATATTATTTAGATGTTTACAATAATGCTCCTGAAAGTTCAGGTTCAGTACAATTTTCTATTCAATATGGTAATTTACAAGGATCAGGTTCAAAATTAATTAATACTAATGTTCCTGGACTTACTCCTTCTCGCGTTGTTTATGGAGAATACAGAAATTTAGTTTATGGCACTGAAGCTACTAATTTTAGTTTCGATAACGGAAGTACTACAGCTAATGATATCTTTGTAGTTAATATGGCTCGTTCTCGCTATAAAGAATCATTATATCCTGGATCTTTTGTATTGACTTTAGGAAGTGGAAGTAATACTATTACATTAGTAGATGATAGTACTACTACTAATTTAACTCGTTTTATAGGTGAAAATAGAGTATTTTATATTGTAAGTGGAAGTACAGCTGGTGTACCTTTGGCTTCTGCTACTTCTTCTTATTATGGAATGTTATTTCCTGATTTAAATATTGCTATATTAAATGCTTCTTCTTCTGCAACTGTTAATTTAAAAAGTTATTTTGCCCCATTAACAGCAGCAACTGCTTCCGCTCAAAATAATCATTTAAAATTATATACCTCTATTGTTAGTGGTTCCGCAACATCTGCCTTTAAACTACAATCAGAAGAAACAGTATCATCAACTTATTTCTTTACACGTGTAAAAAATAGTGAATTTAACTATACAACGAATCCATCTATTATAGATGATAATGGTAATTTATTATATACTACTTTAATTAATAATCCACAAACCTACATTACATCAGTAGGTATGTATAATGATAATAATGAATTGTTAGCTGTGGCTAAATTAAGTAGACCTTTAACAAAAGACTTTACAAAAGAAGCTTTAATTAGAATCAAATTAGACTATTAATGCATGTCTTCATTCAAAAAGTTAAGCAAATCAGACGTTTCAGTTGTACCTTACCATGCTAATAAGCAGTGGAATTTAACCTACTGTCCTTATCCAACTTCATCTAATTATTTAACTATATACACCGGTACTAACGTTACCGGTACTTTTTCTCCTGATGATGATCCTATTACTGAGGATCAATATGAAAGATTAATTTACAGTCAAATTAATCAATTATTTTATCAATCATATACGGCATCATTAGACACTAGTTCATTAGCAAATTCAATATATTATGAATCTGCTTCTCAACAACGCCCTACAGCTTCTTATTTTTTATATAATGATAATGATAGACTAGTCCAATTCTTCCCTACAGGAGCAATGGAAGGAATTCGTGTATTAGCTATTAATCAAAACATATATAGTAATAAGATTTTACCAAATCATTTCATATTATCATCATCCGCATATTATATCATAGATGATGGCTTTGGTAATCTAAAAAGCGGTTCCACCTATATAGGAAACATATATTATGCTCACGGATTAGCTATTATAACTAATCAGGATTATCAGTATATGTTCCCACAACCACCTATAGCTAAAAACAATATTGGTTCTTTTTTAACAACAGATACTAAAACTATTTCAGCATCATTAAATGACTATGCTAGAAGTGGAACATTAAATACTAGTTCATTAGCTTTATCCGGTAGTGTTTCTGGTCCTGGATATTCTTGGGCCACCGGTAGTAATGGCACTATTGTTCTAACAACAACAACCCCAGGTACTTATAGCATATGGTATACTATAGGAGCAGATATTGCTGGATCTTGTGCTGCACAATTGAGAAGTAATAAAGCTAAAGTTACTGCTGTTGTTACTTCTCCTTCAACAACTACAACTAGTACGACTAGTACAACAACTACTGCCCCTACAACTAGTACTACAACTACTACTACAATTAATCCAAGTACAACTACTAGTACGACCTCAACAACAACTACTGCTCCTACAACCACGACTACATCTACTACATCTACTACATCTACTACATCTACTACTTCTACAACTAGTACGACTACAACTAGTACTACAACTACAACTACCACTGCTGCAGATGTAAATATAACATTATATGCTAAACATGATTCTGGTGCTTCTACATTCCCCTCTGTTCAATTTGCTTACTCTACTAATGGTGGTTCTAGTTGGATAGCTGCAGGATCTTCATTTACTGATACTACTTGTAGCCAAAGGGCTGTTATAACTGTACCACAAGGATCTAGTTTATCTATTAAGATATCTGAAGCAGGTAACGTTAATAATGTTTGGCAATCTGCTAGAGATACTTCTACGTGCCCTTCATTTACTAGTCCTCAATGTACTTGGTCTGCATTAACTAATATTAATAGGACATATTACTTTACATTAAATGGAGATAACCAAGGTGCTTGTTAATATATAAAATAAAATTGTTATGAAAAATTTACGTTATGTTTGTGTCCAACCTAGACTATTATACTATGCTTGGCAAGTAGAAGTTATGATAAATAATTTTATCAAACAAGGGATTAATGGAAATAACATTGATATTCTGGTAGCATATAATAAAAATGATGATACTAATACTCCTGAGGTAATAAAAATGTGGGATAAATTAGTTAATGAATATAGCTATGTTCGTTTTTTCTTTTATGAAGATATAAGACAACAACCAATACATTATATTTCATCTATACGTCCTAATATACTTAAACAGCACTTTAAAGCTCATCCTGAATTGGAATCTGAGGTGATCTTTTATCATGACTGTGATATTGTATTTACTAAACCACCGAATTGGAATCAGTTTTTAAATGATAATGTTTGGTATTTAAGTAATACAAATTCATATATTAATTATGATTATATTGTATCTAAAGGACAAGATGTATATGACAAAATGTGCAGTATTGTAGGAATAAACCCAATTATCCCTAAACTAATGAATCCCAACTCAGGTGGAGCTCAATACATAATGAAAAATGTTAATGCTGATTATTGGGAAAAAGTAGAAAGGGATGCTGAAAGATTATTTAAAGAAATAACTGATTTAAATAATGAGAAGGTACAATTAGATAGGCACACAATGCCTGAAGGTGAAGCAAGACAACCATACCATCCTCTTCAAATATGGTGTGCCGATATGTGGGCTGTACTTTGGAATGGCTGGTTATTAGGAAATGAAACTAAAGTTGTGCCTGAAATGGATTTTAGTTGGGCTACTGATACTAAAAATAGATGGGAAGAAACTACTATATTTCATAATGCTGGTGTGACAGAGGCAGGAAAATATTTTTATAAAGGTAATTATATAAATTCTTTACCTTACAATATTGAAGATACATTTAGTGAGAATTATTGTTCTAAATTATATTTTAACGAAATAAAAGAAACAGCTCAAAAATCATGTCTAATATAGGGATTGTTATAATAGCAACAAACTCTTACTTTGTTTTAGGAATCAGATTTATTAAAAAATTTATTCATCATTACAAAGGTAATGACCATATTACTTTTTATTTCTACTCAGACACAGACCCAAAACCATATCTTCAAGAAGGAATTGATGTAAAATTTTATCCTGAATCTCATTCTAATTGGGTTGAAGGTACTAACTCTAAATTTAAAAATGTTATTATATTAGAAGATAGTAATAGTGATTATTTATATTATTTTGATGCAGATACAAACATAAGTAGAGATTTTACTGAGGGGTGGTTTTTGGGTGATTTAGTAGGTGGTGAACATTATGGAAATAGATCATTTTTATCCAATGGTAAAGGATTTGATAGATTCTCACAATCTAAAGCTTATGTACCTGAAGATAGTCAGTTACCTTATACTTATCATTATGGTGCTTTTTTTGGAGGTAAAAAAGATCGTGTAATTGAATTTTGCAAAATATTAAGAGAGTGGCAATTAGAAGATAAAAAAATACCTTATGAGCCTGGAGTAAATGATGAAAGTTATATTAATGCTTATTTTCACTTCAATCCACCTTATACAGTACCTTGTGAAAATTTTATGTTTGATATTAGTGATAAAGGAGGATTAGGAGAAACTAGAAATGTATCTTTAAATATAGATTATTATAAAAAAACTTTATTAGAGAATAAAGATACATTATTTAATATACAAAATAATACAATTGTATGGTTATAAATTTTAAAGATATTCATTTTTATTATCTTAACTATGAAGGTTATACTGATAGAAGAATAGAAATGGATAATATGTTAAATAATTGGAGTGTAAATTATGATAGAATATCAAATAATATAGATCTACCCTTAAGACAAAATAGAATAACAGTAGGTCATATAAAATTATTAGAACAAGCTATTACTAATGATATTTTTCCATTTATTATAATGGATGATGACATTAAGCCCATTAATGATTTTCCAAAAAATATCAATATACCAAACAATACAGATATTATATTTTTAGGAGGGAGTTTATATAATTGTGGTGGAATCAAACCCGATATGTACATAACACAATATAATGATGACTTCTACAGAGTCTATTATATGCTAGGTCTAACCCCTTCTCTCGTTCCTAACCTAAAATCAGCACAATTATTATTAAAATTTTTACAAGATTCTTTACATACTAATGAATTTTGTGACATTATTATAACTATGTGTAGTAAAGAATATATTTATCTCACCCCTAAAAACGGACCATATTTTTATCAAAATAATTACAATGAGCCAGTAACTAAATTTTTATGGAAAGATAATATAGACAAATATTTATACTCATGCCAGCAGTAATCCATTCAGGTTCATTTACAGTATCATTCAAAAATGAGCATACCATTTATGAAAATGAAGTTCGTTGCTTAGTAAAAGAAAGTGATTATAATTTATCATATAACCCTAGTTTAGTAACAGGCAGTTATACGGGTAGTGTTCTAAGAGATTTTGCTACTGGCTCTGATTTTTACACCTACGCTACTGCTTTAGGACTATACAATGACAATAATGAATTATTAGCTGTAGCTAAATTTGGTAAACCCATGTTGATGTCTCCTGACACTGATATGACTTTTGTTGTGAAATATGACACCTAAATGGAAAGGATGGGACGTACTTAGTCCCGAAAAATATCATGGTTTTGTTTATAAAATTACCAACTTAAAAACAGGTAAATTTTATATTGGTAAAAAAGTGTTTTGGAATAATAAAAAACACAAACTCACTAAAAAACAACTAGCTGAACAAACAGGTCCAGGTCGCAAACCAACCCACGAAGTAATTCGTACTGAGAGTGATTGGCAAAAATATTGGGGTTCAAATAAACAATTACTTGCTGATATTAAGGAATATGGCGAGGAAAATTTTGAGCGTTGGGTTTTGATACAATGCAAAACCAAAAAATCATTAACATATTACGAAATGCATTTCCAGTGTAAAGAAGAAGTTCTGATTGGAAAGGACAGATCATACAACGACAATATACTAGGTAAATTCTTTACTAAAGACTTGTTATAGGCAAAGTTATTTCGTATATTTGAGGTTATGGATAATACAGCACTTTTATTTTTAGTGGAATCCGTACTAGGCAAAGGGCAATCTACAAGTAAAGGTAACTATGCCTTTAAGTGTCCATTTTGCACACACCATAAAAACAAAATGGAAATTAACTTGCGCACAACAGCCAAACGTGAGAATTTTTGGCATTGTTGGGTGTGTGGTGCTAAGGGTAAATCGTTGCTTTCACTATTTAAAAAAATTAAGGCACCACAAAATAAAATTGCTGAATTAAATATTCTAATAGTCCCTAACAAGAAAGAAATTAGTGTATCTT